AATCTAACAATGAATGATGTTCTAGCAGGTACTACAGGAACCATATTAAACCCAAATGTAGAAGTATTATTTGGTGGTCCTAAACTACGTAATGTTAGTTTTACATTTAAAATGGCTGCTAGAAACCTTAATGAAGCGAAGACTATCCATGCTATCTGTACACAATTTAAAAAGAACTCCTTACCTGGTTATGGTGCTACATCTAGAATATCTGATTCAGTTGCAAGTGGACTGAAAACTCAAATAGGTATGACTGCAGATACTGAGGATAAATCAGACAATGCAGGAAAACATGCTAACTTCATAGAAGTACCAAACTTGGTTATGCTAAAATATATGAAAGGTAGTTCAATGCATCCATACCTTTCTCAATATAAGTCATGTGCTATAACTAATGTAGATATTAATTATACACCTGATGGGGTATATTCAACAACTATTGATGCTTATCCAACAGCAGTTGAACTTAGAATAGGTCTTGTAGAAACAAAACTTGTATATAAACAAGAGATAGGTGAACAAGTTAATGACCACACAACACCTGGAAATGCCGAAAACTTAGGAAGAACCTGGAGCTACTAAATGTACTTTGATACTCAACCAAAAATAAAATACGACTTAAAACCACAAAGCTTCCCATTTTCAAGCTCAGATTTTACCATTGCTAATAACTTCTTTAGAAGGGTATCTGTGGATGAAGATGCTTTTGGTTATGTTGCATATTTCAACAAATTCGCTATTCCCGATGATATGAGAATAGAAACTGTAGCAGAAGGGATTTATGGAGCTCCTTGGTATGATTGGGTTATTGCTATATCCAACAATATAACAAATATCTATACCGATTGGCCTTTATCAGAAAATGCTCTACAGGTTTGGGCAGAAGAAAAGTATGGAAATCAGATATACAGCGATATCAGATATTACGAAATTAGCGAGGATGTTAAAAATGACTCAGGAACGGTATTTTTGAAAAAGGGGCAAAAAGTCGATAAAAGCTTTTATGACGGTAATTTCCAATATAACTCCCAAGACGTAAATAACACAACTATCACTGTTGCTGGTAATACCATATCTAGAGGTATTTCGGTATTTGAAGATGAAACCAGAATAAACGAAAGTAAAAGAGAAATCTATCTACTGAAAAACAAATATTTGTTCGATTTCGTCAAAGACTTAAAAAAGCAGAGCACCTACAAGAAGTGCTCTGCTTACGTTAATAGTAAATTAAAGAAGACTCTAGTCTAGCTCGACTTTTTTGGTCATTTTTTGTCGGGATTTTTTTTCCCGAATTGCCAGATCTAGAAATCCAATTTCGCCACCTTAGAAGGCTTTGGGGTGTGTTACCACATCCCCATGAATCTCACCTATATCATCGATATGAGCGTGATCAACCTCTATGTGGAGCTTCTTATCATACGCATCAGCTATTCTCTCAAGAGCATTAGCAATACGGACTAACTCATCACTCACTTAGTCTTCCTCTGCTAGACTAGCAAAGTAACTAAGTGCATCATCATCACTTGTTTCCTTCTTGTTGAACTTAGGTGCAGAAGATGCTGCTACCTGCTCAACAGGTACTGGTTCAAACTGTTCCTCTGCCTGTGCTCTGAAAGCAGCAGTTGAAGGTGAACTATTGAGTACTGCGTTTAAACGAGTCTCTAGTTCTTCATATGTTTTGAACTGATCATCAGCAGTGAATGCTGCTAAACTATGTTGTTGCTTGTATGTTGCTTCTAGTTCAGTATCGTCAGAGCTTAAAGCACTAACAGCATCGAACTCAGAACTATCATAGTTCCAGAAACCAGCAACGGTCTTGATCTTTAACTTAAAGTTTGCTCCTTCCCAGAAGTCAAACACATTTACAGGAGTCTCGTCTTGAAACTCTGGCTGCATTGCGGCCATTATCTTGTCGAAAATCTTCTTACCGAACTTGTACAAGAATACCTTACCTTCATTTTCAGGGTTCTTAGGATCTTTAACAACGACAATGTTTGTGTAGTAAGTAAGCTTACGCTTCTGCTTACGAGCAATGTCCTTGTCTGATTCGTGACCACTATTCCACAACTTACGATTAACTTCACCAACAGGGTCTTTTTTGTTTTGTGTCGTTAAACTGTTTTCGATGTACCAACCGCCAGGTCCTTGGAAAGCATGTGAATATAGCTTTGCCCAAGGAAGGTCTTCACCTTCTGGGGGTGGGAGAAATCTGATAACAGCGTAACCATTACCTGTATTATCTAACTCTGGTCTCCAGAACCTCTCGTCTTTACCTCCACCTGTTTGGGTGGTTTTCTCTATCTCTTTCTGGAGAAAATCAAAATTTGCTTGAGATTTTCGTTTTAGATCTGCGAACGTCATACGGATTTTTTTAGATTTAATTGGATTGTGTTTTTGGGGTGGGAGATAGGAATAATGTATACCTACAAGTACAGGGCATTTCTACATAAGTAAATTTTTACTGTACTGCACGAGTCCTGTCTGGTTAAACAGTTCTGTTGTTCCCAACAGCGAGCACCACCTCTGACTCATCACCTTAACTAGACCATTGCCAGCAAGTTTGTTCAGTCACTCCCGTATCAGGTAGCGAACCCGATATACTATTTATACCATAAAAAAGGGGGTTAGTCAACCCCTTTTTCTTTCTTTTGTTGTTCTTTCACCATAATATCAATTCGATCTCGTAACTGCTTGAACATCTCAGGTACAGTAAGATCTTTATCAACACCCATAAGAAGAACACCTTGCTTCATGTTCTCGATAACTGCTTTAGCATCTTCATCATCACTCAACTTCATCCTGTTATACATGATCTCTTGCATCTCAAGAAGTCTTTCAAGTATAACTAAGTACTCATCCTTCTTCTCTTTACTAAGGACAGGAAAGCTTATAGCATACTTCATAAGAAGTTGCTGCAACTCCATCATCTCTTGAATCTCTCCTCTAACTAATTCTGATTTAAAAAATTCGGAAGTCATACTAGCATTAATTTGGCTCTGGATGTACGTTTAATAAAGTTTAATTTCTGTGCATCAAACTTAAGTTTTTCTTTTAAAGGTTTGGATATCAGTTTAGGAACTGTCTCCAATTCAATCTCATTCTCATCACAGTAGTGTATAATAGCATCGATATAGTTCATGTCTATGTTATCGAAAACTATTCTTTCAACTTCCTGCGAAAACTTAGCCGCAGTCATAAATTTATCCTCTAATAGTTTGCTTTTTTCCATGTGTATTATTGTATTCGTCTATGTATTTGAGAAGAGTAGTTAAGTACTCCCTCTTTACAGGACGAACCTCAACTTGTGTGTCTCCGTTTTCGCAAGCAACTATAGTTACTAACTGCTTAACATTAAGATCATATCTTTCCTTGAGCATACATGCATATGCACACTCTTGAACAAAATAATCATAAAGATACTCTACCTTCTTTGGTTCAGCAGATGTTTTAAAATCTATAATTGATAGTTCCCCATCAAATTCTGCTATACAATCAACACGCCCTGCTAATTTTAATGTATCAGAATACAGAGCAGCTTCTTGTAAGTATATTTTATTTATGCGGTCTAAGCTTGCCCTAGAATGATGGAACATCACTACAGGTAGCGGAAACTTTTTATAATCATCAAGGTCTAAAACATTATTAATGTAGTCCTCAACTATGGAGTGGTACTTAGTACCACGACTTGTAGATCTCTTAGATATAGCGTTAGCTTTATCCTCACCTACACGCTTTCTCCACTTCATTATACCTTTCATCTTAGCAGGATTACTACCTATTACAGTAGTAACGGAAGCATACTTCTCACCTTGTGGTGTAAGATACACTCTCTTACCAGAATCCTCATCAGTCTTTGCCTCCATCTCAATAGGAGTTATATCTTCTAGATGTATAAAAGTCATTGGATTAAGAGTATTCATCACTCTGTCCTGTATTAATCTTACTGATAAGGTAAGATTTAACAAGACCTGATCTAATAATATCTTCAACATCAAACTCAACAGAAGAAAACTCTTCCATACCCTCAAGGATACGTTGGAAATTTAAGATACCATTCTTCTCATTCTGTCTTACTAGGTCAGTCTGGAAGACATCACCAGCAAATATAATCCTAGAGTCTTGTCCTACTCTTGTTATTATACTATCTAACTCATGGAAGTTCAAGTTCTGTGACTCATCAACCAATACAATAGCATTGTCTAGTGTAGTACCACGTATGAATGACGTAGACCAGAAAGATATAGTCTCTTGATGCTTGAGGTTTTCATACAGCATATCAAATGCATTATCATCAGGCATCTTAAACATGTTCTTAACCATGTTCTTGTATGGTATCTGATATAGTAATGCCTTATCATCATGGTCACCAGGTAGGAAACCAATCTCTCTTGTAGATACTAACGACCTAACAATATATAATTTCTGATATGGATTGCTGTCTGATAATATGTCCTTGAGTGCAAGATACAATGCAATGAATGTCTTACCTGTACCAGCACACCCATAGGTGAATAGGTTCTTACCCTTATCCCACTCATCAAACATCACCATCTGATTCTCAGTCAGTGGTGTGATATCAAGAAGGAAGTTCTGATTGATAGGTTTCTTTCTCTTCGCTGTCCTCTTGGTAGGTTGTCCGTTAGCTTTAGTAGTAGCCATTACCAACCCCTCACTCTCGACTTAGGTTGCTTCTGCACCTTGTTCTTCATAATATCTGCCCATCCTGGATGTGTCTTGGTCATTTTATCACGCCAGTCTCCTACCTCACCAACACCAGCAACACCTTTAGACCAGTCTTTATCCCAGTCTGGATTGTCCTTTCTCCATTGCTCATACTCTTTCATGGTCATGGAAAGTTCTTTAGTCTCTCCTGTTTCTTTATGTTTAAGTGGGTAGGTTGGCATTAACTATTTCCTCCTGTTAGTTTAGACTTGATAAACTTGAATGCTAATTTTATTAATTGCTGCAGAGCATTGCCCTGAATCTCATCAAACAAATACATGTTTAGTTTAAAGGCATGGTTTGCCTCTGCAATTAGAGCATTGATCTCGCTCTCGTTAAGCTCGAGACCATCCAAGACTGCTTTGTAGTTAGTCTTAAATGCTTTAGCATCCTCTATCCTAGGGAAGTCATAGAAGTGTAGTCCTTCACCCTCCTTTGGTTGTAAAGCTTTCTGTGCTATACCCTTAAGGATCTGACCACCAGATAGATCACCAATGTATCTAGTATAATGATGAGCAATCAATAGGTAGGGATCTTTCTCTGCTACCTCATTAATTCTGTGACAGTATGCATTACATGCTTCCGAAGGAATCATTAGATCTCTGTACATAGGACCGTAATAATATCTAAGGTCACGCTGTAAGAATGCAGTACGAAACAGATCTACATTAAACTGTTGTAATACTTTTGCTTTGGGATCAGTAGTCTTTACTATCAACTGCTCCATTGTATCATACACATAGTAGAAGTCCGTGATGAGCTTACGATACTCTTCAGGATCTAACACCCCCTTGAGGAATTGAGATACAAATTTAGTATTCTCTGCTGCGTTGTGGGATTTCTTAGTCCCTTCTTTTAATCTAGTAGTGAAAGTCATTTCTTTATTCTCCTAGGTACTTTGATTGTCCATGCTGATGATACTAGATCAACCATTTCAAACTCTTTCCTTGCTTTCTCTCTCTGCTTAGCTTCCTTCTCAAAGGTAGCAGCAGGTTCGTTACCAGCAGTCTCACCGTAGTGAGGATCCCAGATCTCTGGGTGCTCATGGTTATCAAAGAACTCTAGTATAGCTTGATCAATCATACTATACATTGTATCCCAAGTCAACGTCCTTCTTAATGTCTCTGCTAGGTACTCGTTTTGATTGACGGACATCTCACACTTGAGATGCTCTCCTCTTGCCCATACCAATTCATTAAGATCAATTGTTATCTGTACACGATTGTGTACACCTGTATTAGTATCGTAAGGTTCCATTAGTCCTCAAGGTCAGGTAGTTTCTTTTCAACCCAGTGTTCTGAGTTATCAATACCAGCAGCAGTAACATACCTCATGATATGCTCATCAATCTGATGATAGACTGGATGTAGATCCAAGTCCATGTTAATGTCGTGTGCTATCTGTGAGATCTGATCTGCTGAGAAGCAATGATCAGGATGTAATAGATCACAACATGGTATTCTCTTTTCGATTAGTTCATTAAGATTGATTCTAATCTCGTAGTCTCTGTATACAGGCATCAATTCCACTCCAATGCTTCAGAACAAATAGGAAATTCTTTCTTGAATATATCTCTGCACATCTCAGCAATTTCCATGTGTTCTTTCTGAGTACCATGTGCGGAACGTAAATCTATGTAGTGCACCCATGAACGTACACTACCAGTCATATACAGACGTGTTGGTGTAGCAAGTGGTAGGACAAACCTAGCACACTCTTTTGCTATACCTGCATCAAGCATCTCTTTGTAGAGATTCATACCATCCACAAAGTGTCTCTGCATTTTGATTTCAAAATCCTGTTGCATTAAAGGATCTACATCATCAATACTATTCTGTCTATTCTTTGTATCTTGACGGCGTAATTCTGGTAAAGGAATACTATCTCCCAACAAACTACTATCAGCATACCGTTGTGAGAACTCTTGGTATGTGAATGATCTGTGTCTTAATATCTGTGCAGCAAGACCACGTGTAGTCTCAATCTCCACAGTCATGTGTGCTTGTTCAAAAACCGACCAGTGACCATGCTTTATGCAATACTTTAGCAATCCAGAGACGTTTGGGTTGTCTTGGTTGTTCGGGTTGCTCACCCTTGCCACGTACCCCATCGTCTCCTCTGCTTTGGGTGTGACTGTTATCAGTTTCACTTGTTGCATTATTTTTCTTCAGTAATTTTTTTATATACTTGGCGTACTTTACCTCTTCCTTAGTATACCACCCTGGGTTCTTTTTTGCAAGCTTTATTATTTTTTTCGCACTCTTTCTCTTATCCTTCCTCTGACTCTCTTCCACTAACATATTCTTGCGGTGTAACTAAGTATTTATACGACTCTGGACACAAAAAAATCTGGGAAAAAAATTTCCCAGATTCATGTAAACCAAAAGTAAATTTTGATTTATGCAGCGACAGCTTTGCTGTTGTGCTTAACACCTCTGTAAGTCAGGTCTGACTTAGAAGATGATGTTGCTTTACGTGAATCAGTGTCGTACTTGACACCACGGTAAGTGACTTGTGCCATTGGCTTGTCCTCGGTTAGGGTGGATTAACCCGTTCCTTCAGTCGGCATTTGCGTCCCACTCACAATGAGGTGTCTCCTCTATCACTACGCTGATCATCTCAGCTCGTGTCTCTTCTTCTATCTTAAACTCATTCATCTTATCTAAAAGAATCTGAGCATCAATACAAGTAAAGGTAGTTGCGATAACTGCTAGATGAAACATGGGATGAACGTATCCGTTCCGTGTCGGCTTACTTGCGACCCTTCTGGGTTGAACGATTGTGTTAATATTAACACAGGTATATTATATAGTCAAGTAGAATTGTAACGGTTGATACATTTCTTAACTTCTTAATCATGTACTCATATGTTTCCATCTTTTCTGGATTGAAACTACCGTTTCTTGATCTATGTAAATATTAAA